TCGACCCATCGCTCAATCGCATCGCCCGCACCATCGCCGACGACCAGAACCCAGCACTCGCCCTGGCCGCGGCTCGCGACATCCTCGACCGCGCCGGCTACAAGGCCACCGAGAAGATTCAGTCCGACGGCCGCACACTCATCGAGATCGAGTACGTCGACCGCCCCAACGCGCTGAGTAACGGCGTCGTGCATTGACGTGCCGCGTATCCAGCTCGTTCGGCCGCACCCGGCGCAGCAGCAGATTCTCGACGAAGCCAGCCGCTTCAACGTGGTGGCGCTCGGACGTCGAGCCGGCAAGTCGACGCTCGCTCAACACCTTCTCGCCGACATCTCGCTGCACGGAATGCCTGCGGGCTACTTCGCGCCAACGTACAAGTTGCTCGCCGAATTCTGGCGCGAGGTGCGTGCCGTGCTCGAGCCGGTGACGCGTCTGAAAAGCGAGCAGGACCACCGGCTGGAGTTGATCACCGGCGGCACGCTCGAGTGCTGGAGCATGGACGACCCCAATCCGGCGCGCGGTCGAAAGTACGGGCTGATCGTCGTCGACGAGGCGGCGATGGTGCACGACCTGCTCGAGATCTGGCAGCTCGCACTCCGCCCAACGCTGACGGACCTGGCCGGTGGTGCCTGGTTCATGTCCACCCCGCGCGGACTGAACGACTTCTGGAGTCTGTACCAGCAGGGCCAGGACCCACTCCAGCATGACTGGAGTAGCTGGCAGATGCCGACGTCGGTGAATCCGTTCATCTCCACCGACGAGCTGGTGTCGGCGCAACACGAGCTCCCGGAGCGGGCATGGGCGCAGGAGTACCGCGCGGAGTTTCTCCAGCTCGAGGGCGGTGGCGTGTTCCGCGGTGTCGATGCGGTGTCGCGACTCCAGCAGCGCGGTCCGGAGCGCGGCAACCAGCACGTCATCGGCGTGGACTGGGGCCGCACCAACGACTTCACCGCCATCAGTGTCATCGACGCCACGTTGATGGAGCAGGTGGCGCTCGATAGATTCTCGGAGATCGACTACGAATTGCAGACCGAGCGCTTGCACCAGTGGTGCGACCTGTACCGCCCGGTGCTGGTGGTCGCCGAGCACAACAGCATGGGCGGCCCGCTCACCGAACGCTTGCAGACGGGCTACTCGCGACTGTTTGGCAAGCCGCGGGCGGCGTTGCCAGTGTGGGCGTGGGACGCGACCAATGCGTCTAAATCAGCATTGGTGCAGAGCCTGGGGCTGGCGATCGAACGCGGCGACCTGACGCTGCTGGACGACCCGGTGCAGACCAGCGAGTTGCTCGGCTACGAGGCGCAGGTGCTGCCGAGCGGCATGCTGCGCTATGGCGCGCCGCAGGGGCAGCACGACGACACGGTCATCGCGTTGGGGTTGGCCTACCTCGGCGCCCAGCGCGAGACGTCGCCCGTGCCGGCGCGCTCGAGCTATCGCTTCATGGCCAGTGGCAGGCGATGACTCAAGCATGTGTGTGAAGCACACATGTGACTGAGACAGCGTTACACTCGCGGCAACGTGGCGGTCGATCGCAGCAAGAAGGAGCTCAAGGCACCCGACAGTAGCTACCTGACCAGCCTGCAGTCTGAGCTCGGCGATCTGTACCTGCAGCAGGACAACGACATCGACCTGGTGCGCGAGCAGCGCGAGATGCGCCGCCCAGCCCTCAGCGAGGCCGATACCGACTACGTGCTCGTCCACGTCGACCCGCGGGACCCGGACATCACCGAGGAAGCGTTCCAGCAAACGGCGATACTCACGCTCGAGCGTCCGAAGCTGAGCATCATCGGCGGCGAGGGCGACACGGCGCAGACCGTCGCCAGCAAACTCGAGCACTTCACCGAAGAGACGCTCTGGGAATGCGGAACCAGAGAACCTGGCAGCGACACGATGACGCAGGTCACCGACGCGTGTCTCAACGACGGCGGCGGCTGGGCCAAGATCCTGTGGGCCAGCGACCTGTGGTCCGAACGCTACGGCATCCCCGACCCGAGCAAGGATTCGTCGTCGACGACGTCTGACTATCAGAACTACGACAAGCTCACCGAAGAGGCTAAGAAGCGGGCGGGCCCGCCGTTCGTGTGGCAGTACGTCGATCCGCGGCGTGTGTACCCACAGTGGAGCAACGGCTACCTGTGCGAGGTGCTCGAGGTCAGCCAGATGCCCAAGCGCTCGGCCTTCAGGCGCTACCGCCTTGCCGAAGACTCGCAGGGCAACATCGTCCCTGAAGAGCTCGGCCAGAGCCAGAACATCATCGAGTCGAGCCGCAACATTCTCAGCTCGGTCACCTTCCTCGAGCACTGGGACGACACCTGGGTGAGTTACGCCATCTGCGGCCAGAACCATCAGGGCGACAAGACCGGCTACATCGTCAAACAGTTCAAGCACCGCTACCCGTTCGGCGTGCCGTACGACTACGCGCCCGGGCTGACCATGAACTGGTGGCGCAACCGTAAGGTCGGCTGGGGCATCGGTCGCACCAAGTTGTGGCTGGTCCAGTACCGCCAGTACCTGCGCGCCATGCATGCCCAGTACGTGGCTCGCGACCTGCTCAGTCCGCTGGTGACGTACGGCGACACGCCCGCCGCGGCGGTGATCGGCGACGACGGCCTGCCCAAAGAGACGGACCCGACGGTGCACCCTGGCGAGATCCTGAACCTGCCGCCTGGTCGGCAACTGCAGCGCATCCAGTATCCCGACGCCGCGACGCTGGAAAAGCACATGAGCCTGATCGACCAGGCGATCAGGGATCTCGAGAGCCCGCGGGTGACGACCCTGAGCGGCATGGAGGGCGCTGGCTTTGCCATCTCACAGGTGCTCTCCTATTCGCGTACCAGGGTCGGGCCCGTTCGGCATGGGCTCGAGAGCCTGCTCAAGGGCCAGACCGAAAAGCTCTGGACGCTGATCAGGGAGCGGGCGAAGGAAAAAGTCTGGGTCTTTTCAGGCGGCGTCGACGTCGGCAGTGGCACGCAGGTCGCCGAGTTCATCGGCTTTGGACCGAGCGATCTCGAGCGCCCAATGCGGATCAAGTGGGAAGTCCAGGCCCAGTTGCCGACAGACGAGATGATCATGGCGCGCTATGCGCACGAGCGGCTCGCCGCCGGCACGTACGGCAAGGACGAGGCGGTCAGCTACCTGGGCGACAACCCTGACGAGATCCGCCGCAGCATCGCCCGCGATCGCATTCGCGCCAGCCCGGCGTACGAGAAATGGCTGGACGCGGAGGTGTTCATGGAAGCTGGCCGCGGCGACATCCTGCAGAAGGCGCAAGAGGCGGAGCAACTCGCGCTCAGCGGTCAGGTTCAGGCGGGACTCCCTCCCGGTGGCCCGCCTGGTCAGACGCCGCAGCCTGGAGTCTTTGAAGGCGGGGGACCAGGCATGGGCGGCGTACCGGACCTGGGGGCGCTTGCCGCAGCGCCCAACGGTGCGGGTGCCGCCCCTCCCCCGTACGCGCAGGTCGTCGGCGGGACGCAACAGCCAGGCGGCACGATGCCGGCTGGCGGCATGCCGCTCGGGCCCCAGCGACCCGCGGCACCAGGAGGTCGATAAGTGGCGAAGTACACGACCAGCAAGGACGATCGCGCCGACAAGAAGGCCGGCATCAAGCCAGGCAGTAAGCGCGACATGGCGCTGGACAAGAAGCGCGGCGTCAAGGAGCCCAAGGGCAAGTAACGCGTGGCGACGTCGCCGAAGCAAAGCGAGCTGCTGCAGCTTCAGCAGGAGATCACCGCGGAGGTGAATCGCGACGCGCCCGCCATCGCGGCCGGCGTCTTCGGCGACAACAAGAACCACCCGGACATGGGCCAGGTCAGCAACGCGCAGCTCGACGACCTGTACCGCCAGAAGTACCTGGCGAACGATCGGCAATGGCTGCAGGGTGAAGCACGCCGCGACCCGCAGCAGTTCCTCGACGTCGCCAAACGCATCGGCGTGAGCATGCCGCCGCCCACGCCGCCGGGCGTGACGCCGGAGACTCAGCCGACGCTCGATCCGCAGAAGATGCTGGCGAACCTGCAGGCTAATGCTGCAGCACCCCAAGGATCACCAGTGCCAGCAGCAGCAGTGGCGCCGCCAGCAGCAGCACCAGTGCCACCCATTCAACCAGCGTTACCCGCGGCGCCTGGGGTGCCTGTTGCTGGTCCCGTTGTGGGCGCTCCTCCCGTTTCGGCACCAGCAGTGCCGCTTATTCTCGGGCCTAACGGGCAGCCGCTGCCGCCATCGATACCAGGTGTGACGGGCTGACGCCGTGTCTGGCACGCTGCTTCTCGACGACCTGCACGACTCGATCAGCCAGCAGCTCGGCGACTACGCCTCGAGCCTGGGCAGCGCGGTGCAGGGTGCACACCAGGCCATTGCGCCCGTCCCGCTCATCCCGACGCCGCAAGCGCCCGACCCGAATGCGATCTTGCAGGAGCTGCAGCAGCATGCCGCGGCAGTCGCGCAAGCCGCGCAGGAACAGGCGCAGCCCGCCGTCCAGGTGCTCGGCCAGGGTGTGGGCGGCGCCGTAACGCAGCTTGGCGGGGCGAAGGACGCGGTAACGCAGCAGTTGCTGCAGCACGCGCAGGACGTCGCCAGCGGCGCCCAGGACGTCAACCAGCAGCTGCAGAACCACGTCCAGACGGTGCTGGGCGCAGCGACGCCGACCACACCGAGCGAGCCTGGCGGCGTCCAGTCACTGGTGAGACCGACTCCCTCGCCAGTGCTGGGCGCACCATCAGGTGACCAGAACGCGCCGCCCGTGCTTGGGGCGACGACCGGTGCGGTGACGCAGCCAGCGGCGCAACCCACAACGGCAGCTGGTGGCGAGCCGCCCGTCGTGCAGCGCATCGCCCAGGGCAAGGACGCGTTCGTGCAGAGCCTGGCACCGCTGGCGCAGTGGGCGTCGCAGCAGACGGGCATCGACCCGAGCACGTACCTGGCGATCGCCGGCTGGGAGACGGGCTGGGGCTCGTCCCAGAACGCACAGAAGCAGAACAACCTGTTCAGCATTCAGGGCAGCAACGCCGGTGGTCGTTGGGCGGGCTATGACAGTCCCGCGGCGTCGTTTCAGGCGTTCAACGACCTGATCTCAACGGCGCCGCGCTATGCCAAGGCATGGGCTGACCGAGCCAACCCCGCGCAGTTTGTGGATGACCTGCGTAATGCGGGCTACATCGTCGACGAGCCTGGTTTCCCAGCACAGACCTGGGTGGACAACATCAAGTCGCTGCAGCAGGATCTGAGCACGAAAGTTGGTGGCGCCGCGTCAGCAGTCGGGACTGCGGTCAGCGGAGCGGTTGCTCCGCCGCACGCGCCGTCTCCACCGCAACAGTCTGAGCCCGGTCAGGTGATGCTGCAGACTGGCACACCTGACAGCGACGGGCGCATCTTCCCGCTGCCATCACGTCCCGACAATGCGCCGTCGGCGACCTACCACTCGCAGGGTGGGTCTGACCTGATGGCGCCGCGCGGCACGCCGGTCGCGGCGATGCAGGGCGGCAAGGTGGTCGAGGTGTTCCAGGACAAGGGCGATCACCAGTTCGGCGGCAACGCGGTACTGGTCCACGGCAGTGATGGGCTGGATTATTACTACGCTCACTTCGACCAGCCGACGTATCTCAAGACGGGTGACACGGTCGTGCCCGGTCAGCAGATCGGCCTGGTGGGCAACTCGGGCAATGCGTACAAGGGCGGCGCGGGTGAGACGCATCTGCACATCGGCATTGGGCACGGCATCTCGAGCGGTGTCGGTTCAGAGGGCGGACTCGGCGAAAACTTCAACGCACAGGCACTGCTGACCACGCTCGAGAACGGTGTCGCACCGAAGGGCACGCCGCCCACGACCACGACAGGGACGACGGCAGCGCCTGGGACGCAGCCCGCGGCGTTAGGTGGCTCGCCGACTGCCCCGGTGACGGCGCCGTTGACGCTGGGCGCGAATCAGCCAGCGAAGCCGCCACTCGTCGTCCAGGATCAGGCGGCGACGCCGATCCAGTCTGCGGCAGACGTGCTTGGCACTACGGCGAGCAGCGCGCTCGATCAGGCACGGCAGGCACTGCAGCAGGCGCAGGACGCGCTGAGCCAGGTGGCGCAGGGCGCGCAGGACCTGAACCGCGTCCAGCCAGGTACGGAGGCGGTCAAGGCGGTCACGCCGATCCTGGGCGGTGCGCAGCAAGCCGTGCAGAATGCCGCGCAGGGCGTGCTGGGAGCGGCACAGGACGTCAACCGTCTGACGCCAGGCACCACGGCGGTCAACGCGGCAGCGCCCGTTCTCGGGGCCGCTGCGCCCGTCGCAGCGGATCTGGTGACGGGCGGCATCACGCGCCGTTTCAACGAGAACCTGCAGGGTGTCGGTCAGGACGTGCTCGGTGCGGCGTCGAACGTCGATCTGAGCCGCGGCGTGGCACCGGTGATGGGTGAAGCGGCATCGGCGCTCGAGGCGACCGCGAAGAACGTGCCTGCAAATGTGCCGGTGCTGGCTGGTCTGCTGGATATCGGCGCGGCGCAACTGCGTCAGCCGGGCGTGCTGGACGCGCTGCAAACGCGCCAGGAGCTTAACGACAAGTACGCCAACACGCCGGGTGCGACGACGATTCGCGACAAGAACGGGCAACCCATCGTGCTGTCGGTCGACTCGTCGGTGATGACGCCCGAGGACAAGGCGAAATACGACCAGACCGGTTTCATCATTGGCAGCATCAGCGGGCAGACCGAGCGCGCCGCGGAGCGACCGGCGGGACGGGCTGCGCCAGAGGTGCCTACGCCGCCAGCAGCGGTCGAAACGCCGCGCACGCCCATTGGGCAAGGCGGGCTCGGCACGCCGCGCTACGAGTACCCGACGGGCTCCACGCCGCAAGTTATCAGCGACACGCTGCGGACCGCCGCCGAGCGCGATCCGACGGGCGTGGCGCACGTTGACTCCCAGTCAATGGGCTCGCTGCCGAGCCTGCCGCGGCAGACGCTGGACAACGGGAAGGCCGCGCCAGCTTGGCAAGCGGGTATCGCGCCGCACCTGGACGACCTGCGTTACGCCCAGGACGTGGGCATGAATCAGTCGCAGTG